TTACGCCACCTCTCCTTTCTTAAGATTTGTTCTTTTTTTGGCTTGTGCCAAATTTGTGCCAAACGCTGTGTCAAAGCTATAAGTTTTTAGAAACTTGGCTCTTTCTAGTTTTGGAGCGTTTATGTACGCCGCGTAATGTTTTAGAGTCGTCTTTATGTCTTTATGCCTCAGCATTATCTTAGATACCCAGCCAATATCCTCACCGTTTGAAAACATTATAGTCGCAAACGTGTGGCGCGTGTTATAAAAATCAATATAGTGAAGCCCACATCTTTTTATTAGCGGTTTCCAATACACATCTGTGATGTTCTTAGATTGTTTCCATGCCTCGTTTGTTTTTGGCGACACAAAGACACTTTTGCCGCGCAAACCTGTAAGCCTGTATTGACTTCTCAACGCCTCCTCAACTGGCGGAAGCATATCAATAAATCCGGTCACACCTGTCTTTGTAGTGCCGACGACTCCGTGTGTGAGAGACTTAGAGACTCTTATTGTCTTGCTCTCAAAGTTTATATCAGTCCACTCAAGAGCCATCATTTCCCCGGTTCTCATGCCGCTAAAACACTGCATTTTGACCATATTGTGCAACCAACCGTCGCAATTTGCTAGGATACTTTGCACCTCTTCGATCGAATACACTTCTATCACAGGCTCAGGCACAACCGGCGCTTTTAATCCGTCAAATGGATTTTTGCTTATCATGCCGTCTCTCTCTGCATCGGCAAGTATCGTGTGAAACGTCGCTCTTATGTTTCGCACTCTGCTTGCCGACAAGCCTTTATCTAGTAGCTTCTTTTGCCAAATTCCAAGGTCGGACGCTTTTATCTCGTCAACTCTTTTTTTACCAAAGAACGGAACGATATAGTTTTTGAAGGCTCCGGCATAGTCTTTGATAGTCTTCTCTTTACGAAAAGCGCTACCGATTTCTAGGCTTTTGATACCATATACCGCTACGCTAAACTCGTCGTTGTCTTCACAGACGGCGCATGAGAGTATGCTTTTGAGAACTGCGTAGGCGTTTTCATTTACCCATTTCAGCCCCGCCGCTGTAGCGTTCTTATCTGTGGCGAGCCTATATCTTCTTGGCTCGGCAAAGATACCCGCTGCGGCAAGTTCTTTTGCCTGAGCTACTGATAGCGTATAGTCAACATAGACTTTCACGCCGCGAATGTATGCGTTTTCTAATCTTTTTTTCATAGCTCCTCCGGATGTAGTGGAGGTGTTTAACGGGCGCATTGATATTTTAGTCATTTTTTGCCCATACTTTCTTTATTTTATTCGCTGCCGAAAGCGTGATGAGGTATTTATTACCTCGCTTGAAAAAGTCTTTATCGGGTTCTAGCTCAGGATTATGATTCAATTGATAGTGGACGTTTTGAACTTTTACCCCACACTCGCGAGCTATATCACTCACTTTTACATATTGCGGTTGCATAGTAGCCATTAGATCTTCTATCTTCTTATCTAGCGCTTTTATCGCGTCCAATATCTCTTTGCTCACTTCTCCATCTCCTCGTCGCTCATCGGCGGGTCAAACCGCTCGTCGTATTGCTCCATCGCCCATTCAAGAGCCGCTTTGTATCCAAGCGCGTGTTGTTTTTTTGCCTCGGTTGCCGGCATTCTATTTAGGCAGTCTATCCACGCACAAGCTTCATAGTATTTTTCTTTTAGTTTTTCTTCAAACATCTGTATTCCCTACAACTTTATATGGGCTGGCGGGTCAAACAAGCCGCCGTAATCTTCCATTATCTCATTAGCATTTTCAATCTCCGGGGAGATAGTAAAACCCATAAAATACCTCTCTTTTGCGGAGAGCTGCTTGACTTTTTGGTCTAAGTGCGTCGGCATACCGATAGCGGTTGAGAAGTTCTTTTGCGCCAATACTTTCACACCCTCTTTATCCGCCCATGCTTTATAGGCGATATATAGTTTTGACGTGGATATTTTGGTTCTTGCTCCTTTTGTCGGCTTGCCGTCTTCGCCAAGCACGAAATAATCTTCGATGAACGCCCAAACATGATCTGTTCTACGGCGATAATCTCTTTTCGCCTCCTCAGATTTCGCGGAAACTGTAAACTTGTAGTTGTTTTTCACAAAACGAGCTAGCCCCTCAAGCGCCCAGTTTAGTATCCCCGGAAGCTCGTTTTCTATTATTTTTCCAGCTAGATTGTCTACTCGGTCTTTAGCGGCTATTTGCTTGTCAAAGACTATTTGTATCAGCCTACGGCGCAAGCCGTCATCCGTGCCGCCGCCTTTTATCTCTTCGTTGCCCGCCATCATCATCTTTGGCGGTTTGCGTAGCGTATACGGGTCTCTGTTTTTTGGGTTTATCACTATCGGTTCGCCGACGACCATTTGCTTTAGGTTTGCCACCTGCTCGGTTAGGAATGCTCCGGCGGGTATCTCACTGCCTATGTTTACCAGCTTGCCGGACAGCGCGTCGAGCTGATGGTCTTTCATGCTCACGAGATTTAGCCTTGAGACGGTGGAGGAGTCAAAGAGAGCCTCCACTACCGCTAGAAATACAGACTTACCATTTGCTCCAAGCCCATACAGATAAATGAAATAATCCACATATCGAGGCAAAAAACAATAAGCGACGTACTCTTGCAGTATGTGTATAGTCTCAATATCCGGCGTCTCGTCGCCGTTTTCGTGTTTGACGGTGAGCGAAGTGCTCAAAAACTTTAGCCACATATCGCACCTAGCGGTAGGCTCGTATGCAAAAGGTAGACAATACGTTATCCCGTGCTCGTGGCTGTGCTCTGTGTGCGTCAATTCGCCGTTGGCGGCTACAAAGATAGTTCCGCCCTGATGATTTATTATGCCCCGTTCGTCGTTTTGCGCGACGGTGTGTCTGATTCTTTCCATTACTCCGGCTCCTACTTCTTTGATGAATTTGCCTTGATACGCTTGCTTTGGGTTCACCTTTGCCGCGTCGATAAAGTCAAGAACAAAGTTTTGATACTGCTCTACCTCTACCGCCTGGAAGTGCGTCCCCGTGTAAAAATGAAATAGCTTGTACTTACGAAACAAAAACACGCCGTTATCTTCAAAAAGCTCCAGCATCTCTTTGACGGCGTCCGCTTCTGAATGCTTGATGAAGCCGACCATAGCGGAGCGACCGAAAAAGTCGTATACAAGCTTCATCTGTAACTGTTTTTGATACTTTTTTTCTAGTTTATCCCTCGTCGCCGTCTTATCATCGGCGCTCATCTCGTCATACCCCTCAAAAGCCGCTAGCTCTTCGGAGGATAGACGAGCAAAGAGAGCCGCCGCTTCGATTTGGAAGTTGGCGTATTTGGTGTCGCCTATCTTTGTCGCATAGTTGTCTAGCGCTATTGCGACTTCGTCAAAGTTTTTTGATTTTAGCGGTCGTACTTTTGGCAGTAGTTCCGCTGTTACCTCTTTCCAGTCTTTGGTTTTTGGCACAAAGCCGCAAGCCTTTATTAGTCTGCTTAGTAGCCCGTCGCTTCCGGACTTCGCTATGTAGTCGCTTGCGTCCTCTTTGTTTTTTGCCTTAGCGTCTAGTATCTCCCACTTGACGACTAGACAATACATCCCGCGTTTTTCAAAAATCTCTTTTACTTTTGCCGCCGCCTTAAGCCCTGAGTCGTCATTGTCAAACAGCAGTATCGGTGTCACGCCTTGTGGTAGCTTCTCTACGTATTTGTCCCACTTTGTCGCGTCGCTCGTGGAGCCAAGAGTGATAGCCGCCACGCCGCATAGATTGAGATTTAGCGCGTCTTTCTCACCCTCACAGACGACAAAGTATTTATCAAATCCATACACCGCCCAAAACAGAGGAAGCGCAAAAGGATAAGCCGGAGCTCCCCACGTCTTTAGCCATTTGCTCCCGTCAACTCTCTCGCTCAAAAACTTCTTTTGCTCTTTGTCCCAGATATACTTTTCGCGGATTTTTGTATATCTGCCTACTCCGTTTTCATCTTTGCAGACTACCGCGATAGAGTCGTGCTCTTCGCTCCAAAATATATATTTGCGAGCCTCAACGGCAAATGGGCTAGTAGCCAAGAGAGGGAAAGCCTCTAGTACTCTCTCTTCATTTTTCTTTTCGTGAGCGGCGGCTTTTTTTAGTTCTTTTTCTACGTCGGCGGCGATCTCTTCTAGTTTCCTATCAGAGACTTTTTCTTTTGCATTCTCGGCCGCTTTTTTTTCGACCGCCGCTCTTTTTTTTGCAAGCTCGTCGGCTGTCGCTCTCAGATCTTGTATTTCGCTCACTCCGCTCACGCTAGATGCCCTTGTTTTTGATTTTCTTCGTATTGCAAGCCCATGTCTTCACAAATCAGTTTTGCCGCCTTAGAGGGCTCAATACGCATATAAGCGGCGATAAAATCAACGAGGCTGTGCGCTCCTGCGTCGCAAGAGAAGCATTTGCCTTTGTTTGTGCTTTTTTTGAGGACGTAGCTAGGTTTGCCATCGGAGTGAAAAGGACAAACACATTTTAGGTTTGCCCCCTCCTTCGTCCAATGAAAACCATGGAACACCTCAGTGTATGCCGCAAAGTCCACAGAGTTTGCCGCGTCAAACAATCTCACAGACAACCCCTTTTAGAGAGAGCTCTCTCTCTTTCTCTTTCTTTTCTCTGATTACTATCAGTTACTCTTCTTTTTGTTATTTCTTTGTTTGTTACGCAGAAGAAAAAAGACATCGTAACAGTACGAAACGCCGATAAAATAGGGGCGCAAATAGGGTGATAAGGTGAGCTGTTACGCAAGTTACGCAGGGTTAACAGGTTTTTAATCCGCCCGCCTAGAGAGAGAGCGTATACGCGTGTATATATACACACGCTGCGCTCTAGGCGTGTAAGGAAATATGAAATCTCTGCGTAACTTGCATAACAACACCCCGCCAACCCCGATAAACACGGTGTCCGTAGCGTTTTGCCCTCTGCGTAACTCCTGCAAACTCTGCGTAATCCTGCGTAACAGCTCACATCACACCCTTTGTTTTATAATCGCCGCTTATCACAACGCCGCTCTCTCTGCATTTGGTAAAAAGCCCTTTTCGCCCGCCCGGCAAGAACTCCCGACCCCTACAGAAAGCCTTATACTCGTCAAAAAGCTCCTGCCCAAAAAACACGTCTTTTTTGTCCAAAGAACCGACAAAAACCCGATATGTAAAATCAACAGAAGCGCGCCTAGCCTCAGATACTTCATCCCAGCTGTTTATCGCCATCACGACGCAAACCCCATCAAAGAAGCGACTTTGATATGCCTCATCGCAATGATGATATTCTCCGCTTGAGCCAATCTACTGAATTTGAAATACTTAAGATAGTTATAGTATTTCTCAATAGTCTCATGACGTTCGTTGCGCTCAAATCTTGCTATCTCTTTGGCTATTCGCCAATCAGTCCCGTATAGCTCCAACACCTCAAAATACAGCGTTTCAGCCTCTGCGGCAAGGGGCGCCTTGTAGTTGAGCGGCACCATCATTTGCCCGTTTACTCTCAAAAATCTATTTGGATTTGAGGCTATAGCGTTCTGCAAAGTTTTCTTTGAAATGTTGAAATACTCAGCCGCCGCCGTGAGGCTTAGGCATTCGTTTTTATTATATTTTTCTCTCATAGGCGCTCGCCCTTTACGACGATTCCGACATACCAGCCGGCGTCAAGTCCCTTTGATACATTGATAAGTCTATAATGCAACTTATCAGGGTTTGGTGTGAGCCTATGAATCGAGCAAAAAGCCATATAATCGTTGAGTACAAATCTGTTGGAGCATGAATACCCCGGTTTTTGGATTATCTTTTGGGTGATGTAGCGCTCTACGGAGTCTAGCTTTGGTTTTTTGGCTATTTTTTTCGCTTTTGCCAGCTCTTTTTCCATCTTTGCCACTCTCTCAGATAGCTCTTTAGCCTCGGCGGTTACGCCGTAGCCGCCTGTTTTGCGGATGGTTGGGAGGACTTCTTCCATTATCCAATCTTCTATTTTTTGCGCCTCCGGCATATTTGAACGGATGATTAGGCGCCATACGTCGGATTCGGGGATTAGTTTGGTTTGAGGTTGAAGCTTTAGGGGTAACGATTCGTTCCCCCTGATGAAGTCCTCAACAGCTACTGGTTTCTTACAGTGATCGTCAACCGCTTTTCTTGTGTTTTCATACCCCAACATTCCAGCTATATCCTTAGCGACAAAGAAAATCTCACCGTTTTTGCCCTCTACCGTCCGTATCATATTGTCTGCGTAAGCGAATACTTGCAAAGCGTTTGTCATCTTGAATACTCCTTGTTTAGTTTTGAAGGTGTCTTGGGATATTGCAACCCTCGTAATGCCCTTTGACGAGTTTGCGAGAACTTTCAGGAAGAAGGTTAAAAAGATTAGGGTCATGTTTAGCAATATGTACTGCAACTTTCCAGACCGGACGAAAACCCTTAATCGTGTTTCGAAGTGAGTGCGTGTTTAATTCATGTTGTTTTGCATACATTGGGATAGTCATATCCCGCTCTAACATTAGCATTTGAGCTACTACGCCTCTCTTATACATTTTTCTAAAAACTCCGATATAATTAGTAATCCACAGATAACCAAAGCGTAATCTAGGATTTGAATCGTATTTTACGATTTATAAACTTAAATAAGGATTTTTTTGGACGCGATAGAGAAGATTAGGAAGATTATGTTTGAGAACAATCTCAATCAAACACAATTTGCGAAGTCTTTAGGTCTTGACCAGACAACAATATCAGCTTGGCTCAAAAATAAAAATAAGCCACAATATAGTGCTAGAGATAAGATATTAGAGATATATAATATTGATATTTTTTCGCAAAACCAAATACCACACATAGACCTAGAGCACATGTGGGTAGAAATAAAGTTTCATGAGGACGCAAAAGCTTTCGCCGCCGGAGAGTACGAAATTTTAAAAGTGGATAGAAAAATGCTAAATGCGCGAGTAGACCCGACAAAACATCAAGCTCTCAGAGTACACGGCGACGCGATGGAGCCGACATTCAAAGACGGAGACGTCATCTTCGCAGAGCCGTTTTCCGGAGATTTCGCCAACAACCGCGCCTACATCATCAAGCGCGAACACGACGTTTCCATCCGCCGCCTGAGGAGGGAAAGCGACCTTTTAGAAATAATTAGCGACAATCCAGACTACGAAAACTACAAGCTCGAAAGCGGCAAAGTAGAAATTATTGGGAGGGTGGTGTAGCTTGACAAGAACGTATTTTACATTAGCTTGCGCTATTTGGCTTGCGGGAACATGGTTTAGTTGGATGATAATGGAGGCGTTTTTAAAAGGAATGGGGCAAGACGATGTGATGATATACCCACTCTTGTTCAATATCATACCGACAGTAATTTTTTATTTCATCTTAAAAGAAAGATACAAATACATCCAAGACAACATAACAAACGTAGAGAAAATCATTTTGGCTGTGATGCCTATTTTTCCATTTTTATTTATCGCACCTTTTGCTCATGCGGTTTGGCACGATAGAACATCAGATAAGCCCGAACGCGTAGAGGAATCAAAAAATATGGAGGCGGCAAAAGAAATCTTAATGACTATTGCATATTGGTTAGTTGTGATTGCTGGTATGGCAGGATATATAATGAATATCGTTGAGATGATTAAATACGGTTCTGTAATGGCGACATCATCGATTGTATTCGGTGTAGTTGGCGTGATATTCCCACCTCTTGGCTCTATAATGGGGCTTCTATATATGTTCTAAGCCCCAACACAAGGAGTGAAACACGCCGCCAACTTCACTTCCAACAAGAAGCAAAAAAGCTTATAGAAAAAGAGTTTTTCCCCAAAATCAATTTCAAAAATATTGTACGGAGGTATTAGCAACGTTATGGAGGTGTGAGCGGCGGCGGGGTACACGGGCTATTGACATCTGAAAAATACGACCTTTTTTTTGGAAGCCGTCTCAAAAAAAGCCCTTTTATGTAGCGAAAAGCTCCGGCAATGTATGTGCGAAGTATGCAAACTTGCGATATTTGAAGACGACACACAGCCAAAAAGTTAAAATAAAAACACTGAGTTTTTCTTTAATCTCCGAAAGTTAAAATATAATTCACAAACCCCCTTTTTATTTTAACTTTTCGCCCATACCTTTATATTTTAACTTCCGCCCGTGAACAACTCCCGCCATATCCCAAAAACTACCACACTTATTCACACGCCCCACCAAGAAGCAGAAGCGGGGCAGTTTTTGAGCCTCGCCCCACCCCTGACCCCACTAAGACACTGAGCGGTCAAGTGTTGATTTCGGAGCCGACAAAGAGCCGTCGTACAATGCCAGCTCAAAACTCCATTTGCCTAAAAGCTGGTTCGGAGCTTTGCTCTGTTGTGTTGGCGCTTAGCGCTTTGGCTTTGGAAAGCCCTCGTACGTACGGTCACCCTGCGGCGTTCGCGCTTGATGTGTAGTAAGTAGATAGGTGGGATTGGCTTTGTGGCGTAGGAAGCGTGGAAGGCGACCGCAAACGCGCCAATCCTTTTAGATGAAATCTGTTTTTAGAGTACTTGATGTAAAATTGTTTCAGGTCAGCAGATATAGATTCGGCATTGGCTTTAAGGAATCAGATGTATGAGCTAATAAAAAACATAGGATTAGGGTTGTTTGTTAACGGTAGTTACGCAATAATGAGCGGAGACGTAAATATCCACACGATAGCCATATCGATAGGCTCCATATTTGTTATGTGGATGAGCATAAATATAGAGAAAAGGAGAAAAGAATAATGGACGGGCAAACGATAATATCGCTAGCGACTCTGATATTAGTAGCGATAACAAGCTTTATCTACCTAAAAGACAAACGCAAAACGCATACACACTAATTTTTAGACTACTTGATGTAAAATTGTTTCAGGTCAGCAGATATAGATTCGGCATTGGCTTTGAGGTATTGTTGGTTCGTTATGCGGCTTAGTCACCGCGCAACGAACCTTTTTTGCTTTGTAAGCCGTTTAGTCTTTAAAAATATTAATATGCGGACGAATATTTATCCCCATACCACCCTCCCGCTCTTTTTTTGTAGGCTGAATGCCGCCCTTGAGCAATATATACGCCTCTTTTTTCCTATCCTCTTCCGGCAATGCGTCAATGTATATTCTCGCGAGCTGCTTTTGCTCCTCCGGCGCATCGGCTTCGCTCACTTTTTTGATTAGCTCTTCTCTTGCTTTCTCTTTTTTGTTCTTCTCAAATCTATCCGGCGTAGTTTCTTTATAATGCCGCCTTACAATCGGTATCTCTTTTACGTCAACAGGCTTGTCGCTCATCGCCTTAAAAGGCAATAGCAACGTATCTGTAGCTACGGAAGGAGCGCCGCCGCCGTATTGCCCCATAACATACATTATATCATCCGGACGAACGTGTATGTTTACCTTGTGAAGACCGTTAGACACTGTTATCGCCATTTCCCCTTTTGTGGTGTTGCCAGTGCTAGGGAAGTGTTGCTGTTTTTTTGGCAATTTCTCTTTATTATCGGGGTGTATCTTGCTACCGTTCCAGCTTTCATTTATTCTCACGTCTACGAACGGACGAAAGATTGTCGGAAATACGGTACCTATGTCAGAGCCGCCGACTGGATTGTAGGAGCCCCAAGCCGACCCAACAACATTGGCAAAAGCAGCCAGCGCGCCGTCTCCTTTTCCGGTAAACGAATCATATATATTGTCAATGAGGGTCTTAATAGGTCTAAGGGAGTGCGTCAGGGTAAAGTTTGTATAGTGAAGGCTTCCATCTTCGTTGTGCCCCAGCACGATAACAAGGTTTGCTTTCCTGTCATACTCATTTGTTTTTTCGCGCCAATCTGGGTCTACCATGTCATTGTACGCATTGTTGCCTATGGTTATAGCCGTAAGAGTCGCTATAGATGCAATAGCTACTTTTGGGCTGTCTTTGGCGATTCGAAAAGTCTTATAGTTGCCTTGAATGCTTGGATTTGCAAACATATAAACAGCTGATATTGCAGAAGTAGCATTACCTTTTTTATTGAAATTTATTGTAACTTCTTTTGCATGTTGCGCCGCTCTCTCTATGCTCATCCCTTTATCTTTCGCCGCGATATACGCCGCCAAACGGGTAGAGTCTTCGAAGATTTTGTTTGCTTTGTCAATAAAATTAACGACCTTCTCTAACGCCTGTCGAGGCTTTGAGTTTGCTATCTTCTCCAAATCTCCTAATGAGGCGAATATATCCTCTCTTGTTGAGAGTGAAAGCCCGCCAGTCGTTCCCCCTGCGTCAACCATCTCTTTGTATATCCTAGCGCCCTCTGAGCCTTTTTTATTAGCCATAGCGTCGTATACATACTTGACGGATAACGGCTGGTTCCCTAATGCTTTAGCGGCGCCTTTGAAGCCCATACGAGACAGGTTATATAAAATTGCCTCCTGTATATCTCTTTTGATATTATCTATCCAAAACTCTACGTTATTTCGAGTCAGCATCGAAGACCATAGTCTTGTTATTGCGCCTAGCGTCTTGATGAATATGTGCATATCATTTATGCCCATCCCATTCATAGCCCCCGCCAGCGTCTTGTCATTTATCTGTATCCACACGGGCTTCCCATTCACCCGAGCTACTATCACATTCTCCGGCTTCGTCGGCATGATAGGCGTTTTGCCATCATGCGCCATCCCAATCGCCTTTGGCGCCCCAAGGTTCGTAAATAGCGGAGTACCGTCTTTTGCCTCGTCTATATATTTGATGAGCGACAAAGTCACGCGGTTCTTTTCCGCTCTCAACGTCGCCTGTGAGACATTGGCCTGTATATTTCCGAGTATGTCGTGTACCTCAAGCGACGAGCCTTTCGCCGTCTTTATCCCTGTTGTCGGCGCTCCGATACCACTACCGGCTAGCGCCTGTACCGTATTGTCGCCCTCGTCTTCCATGATTCTGTTCAGCGGCACATGCTCTTTGTACTTTGCGCGTAACTGCTCATAAAGCTTTGGCTCTATCACCTGCCCATCTTTGAGTATATCAAGCGTCATTTCGTTGAGCTTGGCGGCATTGGCGGCTACGGCTTTGATTTCCTCTGCAAAAGGTAGATTTTCGATGATAGCGTGGATTTGTTTTGCGCCCTCGCTACTCATGCCTGCAGCTCCCTCAAACATAGCGGCGTTTCGCTCAGGCGCGTGTTTTGCATGCAGATAGCTATTCACAAGCGCTTTTGTTTTTGCAAAGTCATTGCCGTATTTGTCGGAAATTTCCTTGATACCGTCCACGATGCCCACCATGATTTCCTTGACACTGTCCATCTTTGCCTGCACGCGCCCATCGTAGAGCGTTCGCGCTAGATACGGGTCTGCTTCGTCGCTCAATTTTTCTCCATTTTTCTCTCTGGCGGCTATCTCGCTTTCGACTTTCGCCCAATTATCCTGCACCGCCTCTCGCAAAGACATGAGCGACTCTTTGATTTTTGCCGACATACCCGGTTCATTCTCCAGCTTCTCTATCTGCTTGTACCCATGCCACTCTTCCGGCGGTCGCGTCTCCCTCGTCTCCACCGCCTCCCGTATATCCTGCCGCGACCCCGCTTTTGCAAGCCCCGGAAGATTCTCTTGCGTCAGCGTCATATCTTTGCCCGCCGCCTCCTGTGTAGCTAGCCCCTCGAGCTGTGGTTGCTCTTTTTGATACAACACATCCCGCTCTTTCGCCGCGACTTCCATCTCCCCATATATCTTCTTCGCCGCCTCCGTATCGCCAAATAGCGCCGAAAAAAACTCTCTTTGCCTATCATCCAGCTTCGCCATAGCTTCATGCGATTTTGGATTTTTCGTGAATATATCCACCAAAAAGCTCTTCATCTTCGCAAACACGCCCTCAAGCAGTGTGGTAGGCTCTCTTCCCTCGCCAAGCCACTTGACAAAAGCATGCGCAAACTCCTCTTCTTTTGCTACGCTCCACTCGCCTTTCTCTACACCAAAAGCCGCTTCGGCGGCGGCTCGCTCCTCAGGGCTTAGAGTACGGCGGAAATAGTGCCCGTATTCGTGCATCACGGTTGCAAAGTTTGCGCTTTTGAATGTGGTGATGACGTGTGAGGTTGAGAGTTTTTCGTATACTCCGTGCACTATTTCATCTTGACTTATTTTTGAAGATTGAGGTATACTATCTCCCACAGCAGATGAATGCGCTTTTGCGCCAGCCACAGTCTCGCTAGTCGAGAGTGAGGGAGTGGGCGACCCCTCCGTCTGCCGCTTGAACTCTCTAGCCGTATCTCTTGGGCTATTCCTGTCCGTCGCGTGCACGACAATATTATAAAAACCACCATCTTTTTGAATCCCAATCGCTTTTAGCGCGCCATCATCTTTTGTTTTTGCAAGAATTGTATTATCTGGGTTTGTAGCCCGCAAAAAATGGGTAGGATTATCTTTTACCTCTTTTATTAGCCTGAAAACATCAGCTTCATTTTCAAACATTTTTGGGTGTTTTTGCAATAGCGTAGTCAGATTTGTAGAGATAGTTTTGTCCGAAATGCCGGCTGTATCACGAACCCATTTTTCAACATTCAAAAAAACTTGATGATTTTTTGGGTCTTTAAGATCTACAGGGTCGCCAACAAGTTCAAAGTTTGGCTTATTCTCTTCTTTGGAAAATAACATATCAGCCTCGCGCATCAGCGCCGCATGCTCATCTTTCGGCACATACTCCTGCCGCCCCATATCGTACACAAACTCAGGCTTTGCCGTAGTATCCGCCGCTTTTGCCGCAATGTATCTATCAAACGCCCCGGTATCTTTTGCGAAGCTAGCTATGTCGGACATAGCCGCGCTCTCCGCCGGGCTAAGCGGCTCCATATTCGCCGTCTTCTTGTCTAGCCTCTCTATAACATCCCGATTGATACCAAGCGTATTCTTTTGATACTGCCCCGCTTTGAAGTCGTTGAGCTCCATATACACAGAATCAAATATATCTCTATTCGCGCTAGCCGCGTCCACCTCCGGCTTTGACATATTCGGATAGTCTACGACCTTTAGCCCATTTGCCGCGTCCCACTCTTGCCTACTCACTCCCGCGGTTGCGGCTCTTGCGTTCATCAGCTCGTCTGTGGCGGCTCTTGCGCTAGACATCTCGTCTATTCGCTCAAAGGCGCGGTTGTTTAGGAGCGCGTCTAGCTCAGGTTGTTTTTTTGCGGCTATCTTTGTAGTGAGGTACTCCGTGAACGGGGCGATGTCTTTTTGCTCATAGGCGTGAAGAGCCGCGGTTTTGACATCTTCAGCGAGCGGGTATTTATTTAGGACGTTTGCGAAGTCTTCTGCGCTGTGCAGAGAGCTATCTATTGTTTTTTGTAGTGAGCTTATAATACCAAACCCTTGCAGGTTGGCGGGTAGTCCAGTCTGTCCGTCATTCCACACCGAAGACATATGCAGTTCGTTTTCGGTAGGCGGCACAATCTCAGCGGCTTTGGCGACGGCGGTATCTATATCCGCGCCGGCTCGAAGCTGATCGTCTATTGCGGCTTGACGTTTTGTGTAGTTAGCCTGTGCGTCCATCTCCGCCGCATGCGTGACGCTATGTATCTGCTCTAGCGCCGCGTCTGCGATATTTGCGTCTACTATAGGATTGTCGTCAAAACGGGCTGTGACGCGCGCTACCGCGGCTGGAGCCGCCGAGTCGTTGGTGGTAGGCTTCAGCTCAGGCGCTATAGTATCCACTTTTGGAGCTATCACTTTTGCGCTCATTCCACCGATTGGCGCGCCAATAGCGGCGCCCATAAGAACACCTGGTACAGCGTTCGCGATAGAAGCTTTAAGCGCATCGTCGTGCGACATACCTTGTCTTCTTTGATTGGAATACGTTTGCGCCGCGCCGACCGCGCCGTTGAAAAGCCCGTCTGCTAGCGCCCCGGCAGATACGGCGGCGACTTTTCCAGTGAACATCCCCCCTACTTTTGCGGCAAAAGCCGGAAGAGCGAGATTCGAGACATCCCCCAGAGTCCCACCGACAAAACCGGCTATGTTTGCATCGCTAGGGTGCGTGACAGAGTCATACATCCCGGCAAGCGAGGCTTTCACGGTTTGCATTGGAGTCTTAGCATCCGCCATCTGCTTCTTGACCGCTTCATACTCTGCAACCCGCACAGGGTCGGTCATCTGCCCGATTTTGTACTCTTCGTCCCTTCTTGCTATATCTTGTAGAATAAATTTGTTTTTTTCGGCATCACCAAGGTGTAGCGCATTCCCCAAAGAAACAACGGCTGCGGTTGCCCCCCTACCTGCGCGATTAAAAGCGGTTTGTCCGTCAAACGGACGCTCAGTCTCAAGAAGAGCTGGTGCGTATGTGTCCTTCAACTCTTGTGTAGTCATTTTTGATATAGGTTTTTGCGTATACGCCGGAAGCGCGGCGGCTTTGATGTTTGCTTTTCCAGTATCGGCAAGCTGATTTGTGCTCTTGAGAACTACGGCGTTACGTTTTGCGGTCAACAGCTCTTTTCTAGCGTCTATTGATTCTTGCGACGGAAGCAGGAGTTGTGCTACGGGCTGCACTGGCGCCGCACGGACGACTTGCTCTCCAACGCTGATAAGCCCGCGAAGCAAACTAGGACCGACACCGTCGCTTGCGGCGTAATTTGTATATTTCTCTCGCAAGCTAGGCTCTTCGTTTGGTATATCTAGCGGGATAGTAGCGGCAGGCTTGGCGGTTTTGGCGCCAATATTATCTAGGTTTAAATCTATGTAAGCCATAAAAATCCTTTTTTTTTGGAGATATTATGGTGTTATGTTTTCCTTTATTTTTTCAGTTAATCACTCAAAGCTATCCAATCTCCTACGCCTCTTTTGTGGTATCTTTTTCCTTCATGAAAAACATTTACCCCAACAGGCTGCTTAATTATCGCCGCAATCTTTTCTCCTCTAGTTTCTCCCGAAACTTCAGAAAACGATTTAGGCTTCCTAGCATCATCTGCGTCTTTTATTGCATTATGTCTAGCGACAGCCCTCTCAATAGACCCCATACCATCGCCGCCACCATCGCCCTTAAGCGGCGTGACAGTACCCACAACCTCCTCTTTTCCGGTAGCGGGATTAAACCGATAAGTATGTTTGCCCGCCGTAAAGTGGGCATAATTGCCGGCAGACATCGCACCCTCCGGCACACTCCCTATGTCTATATACGCGCGTCGCAACCTCTCTTCGCTAGGTCCTACTCCGGGCGTTGCGTTTGCTATGTTTGAGAATAGGCTAGGGATTTCAGGAGCGGTTACATTGCCTTTTTCGTCTTGCTTCTCAACAACATTGAGAAATTTATTTGGGTATGTATTCTCATACACCCTGCCTATCGCATACTTCTTATTAGCCTCTTCGCTTGCTTTCGCGGCTCGCTCACCGGCGGCGGCTTCAAGAGCGTTTTGTTTTTGGGTTAGCTCTTTCTCTTTTATGCCTATCTCGGCGGTTCGATATGTGTCAAGACTGTTTTGCTCGTCTGTTTTGAGCTTGATTTGCGCTTTTTTGTACGCCTCGGCTAGCGAGTCGTCCGCGTATTTGATAGCCGCGCCGCCAAGTGCGCCCATGGCTCCGCCGTTTGCGCCAAGATAGCTTATTAGGGATGGATTTATGTTTAGTTGCGGCATTACATACCTCCGCCAAGAGGGATTTTTGGGGAAACTGAAGCGGATGGAGAGAGCGGGATATATGCGTTGCCGTAGACGTTTGACATTGCGTCGTCCCAGCTTTTTTGTTTCTTCTTTTCTTTGTCTAGTTCATAGTTGTAGTTTGCGCTTTGCAGGTCTAGCGTCTGCTTTGCAACTTTGCCTTGCTGTTGCGCGGCGTTGTACTGCCCTAGCCCCATAGCCGCTGTTCCCACGCCTTTGAGGAGATTTATCCCGTTATTTTTTGTGCCTAGCCATTTTATCGCGTCTCCGCCAAGAGCCGCTAGATTTTCCCACATAGTCTTCTCCTCAAAAAATTAATCTAAATTTATACTTCGCGCGAAATTCACAAACTCCGCTTCAACCGGATGCATCTCATACTCGCTCATAATCACCGGACCGCCAAGCTTCTGCACATTCCGCTCCGGCGTAATGACAAAAGACGAGACCCCCGAGGTCATCATGGATTGGATATTTTCTAGTCCGGTGATGGTCGAATATGCGCTATAAGCATACGACGCGGCGCCGACCACTTGCAAAAGAGCCGTGCCGCCGATGTCATACGCGATAGCCGCAAGAGTACCGCCAAGCGTAGCCGCACCCTCCGCCGCAAGAGTCGTACCGATAGATGACGAGGAGCCAAAAGCAGACGCTCCGGCGCCGACGGTAAATATGGAAACGACGATAATAACTATAATGATGATAGCCGGCAATACGAACTCCAACCAAGACCGCTTCGCCGTATCGACATTGTAATATATCCGCCCCTGCGTAGAGACAAAATCATAAAACTTTTTGTTTGGCAGCTTAAACAGCCACTCCAACGACACCGCATAAAAAGTATACTTGTCCGCCGTATGCACCATAACGGTCGTAGATACGATGTTGCCGTCTTCGCCCACAGACGTAACCGTCCGCTCTTCAAAGATAGCGATAACTTCGTAATACATATCTTGCGCGTAGTACGTCCCCTCTTCTTCGACTGGGCTTGTAAATAGCGGAGCATACGCAAAAGCGTTCCAAGAAATAAGAGCGCTTTCGTATAGGCTCTTCTCAGCCGCGCTCCTGATGTAAAGCGATAGATACGGATATATATCCTCCACAGCGTCAGCCCAATGCTTTTGACCAAATCTATAGCCTGGAAAGAATAGATCCGCAACGGGCTTGTTTTCGTTTAACCAGCCGTCGTGGACGGGCGAGGCAAACGCCACGCCAACTACGCCGCTTTCTCCGCCAAGGCTTCCCGCTGTAGTTTGGTATACGGAGAAGTCATCGACGAGTTTGAGAAGCCTGCGTTTGTAACGCGCATATCCCCACGCTATGGACAGGTTATTGCTTATGACCGCGCCTTTTACATCGCCGTTGACTACTCTTAGCATTAGGCTAGCGCTTCTATTTTTGATATTGCGCTAGTGATTGCAGAGGCTCCGGGGTCTACGCCGCCGGAGAGTCCGCCGAGCGCGACATTCCCCAAAAACTCCGCTTGTTTTACTTTCGGATATAGGTCGTATTGAGCTTTTTGAGAATTGATAAGCGCGATTTGAGCGTCTTTTGTTGATAAATCTTTATTACTCTGCGCTTCTTTGATAGCTATTTCGCTTGTGATTGCCTCTATTTGTTTTTTTGCCGTGTTGATTTGCTCTTGTTTGACAAGTAGCTCTTTGTCCTTTAGGAGCAGATCTTTAGCACTTTGAGCTTCTTTGATGCCTTTTTCGCTTATCGTAGCGTCCGTTTGCGCCGAAAGCAAGGAAGATTGAGCGGAGTTCTTAGATATTTCAGAGTCTTTGAGGAGCAAATCTTTTGCACTTTGGGTTTCTTTTATCTCTTTTTCGCTGATAATTGCGTCCGTTTGCGCCTCTTTGAGGAGCAAATCTTTTGCACTTTGGGCTTCTTTTATTGTAGTGCCGCTGATGATGTCCGCTGTTTGGGCTTCTATCTGCAATTTCTGAGCGCTTTTGATTTCGTTATCTTTGTCTATACTTGAAATCAAAAACGCTTTGTCTAGCGCCGATTGCGTAGCCACGGTGAGCGTCTGACCTAGTACAGCCTCTGTGATTTTAGAGGTAGAATATAGATCCGAAAGAGTACCGGATATAGAGGCAAAAAGCTCGTTAAAAAGCGTGACTTCAGGTCTAGCCATTACGCCGCTCCTAGCGTAAAGATAAGAGCCGTAGGCGTATAGGCAGGAAGACAAGAAGCCAAAGCAACATTCCAAAAACTAGGAAAAGTCGCGCTATATGCGGCGTTGTACCTATATATATAGTTTGTCGTAGTGATGTTCTCTCCGGGCAATACGCCCCTGAGACCGATGGCGCCGAAGCTAGTTGTATTTAGCGGATTGGCGACCGTATGAGTACCAGAGCCAATCATGACCATCCAGTATAGCCCAGCCTCCAGCTTGACGTCCGAAAAGCTACAGCTTTTGTATCCAGTAGTAGCTGTGCTGTGCTCCCCGGACTCAAACACAAGTTCGCCCGCAAACCCGTTGTAGTCTTTGTACAACGCAAAAGCGATATTTCCCGCAGCCGCCGAGCGAATATGTATAGACGCGCCCCTGATTGGCAAGTCTTTTGGAAGCAAAATAGGGCAAATCCAATATTGATTTGCAACTACTACAGAGCCGCCGGATGCGATATTGAAGCCGCCGAACGCAAACATAGCGTCGGGTATAATAGGAAAAGGCGGAGCTACGACGTTCTCCGCAAGTTCGTGTAGCCCGCCTCCCATTAGGCTACCTCTGTTGTTTTCAGCACGCCGTTTACGGTGCTGAGAGTATATGTTTTGCCGTCAGTTTCGTCTGTTACTACGCCTAGCGGGACGATTGCAGGGTCAAGCTTTCCAGTAGCTAGAACTACTGCGACCTGCCCCTCCGCCGTTCCGCCGGGGATTTTGTTTAGTGGTACCTTGCCGGTTACGGCGTCTTCTATGAGATGTAACATTTAGTAGCCTTTTTTATTAATTTTGCGTGTTTATCACGCCGGAGTTCGTTACTCCGACGCTCCAGGGAGTGTTGTTTTCGGACTTGATAATCGGAGTATTGCCCCTCTCAAAAATCAAATCACCGTTCATGGTTCCGCCCGTTTTTTGTAAAAATTTTTGATCAATTTGCTCTGCCGTGTACCCCCCGCTAAGATTTATCTGCTGCGCGTACAAATCACGCAATCTTTTTTCACGCACATTCATGTCGTCGCCTTTCGCTGAGGCAACGCACACCCTACGCCGTCGCGGAGCTGCACAACAATATCGTGTATCTCACCAATAGCGTCCGTGGTCTCGCTATGGTGTTCGGCAAGCCGATGCGCAAGCTCCTCTTGGCATTTGTCACGCTGATGATATACATCTTCAACAGTCTTGAGCAGTAGGTCATCCCGCGCCTCTATACGAACCACAAGCGTGCTGATAAGCTTAGAAAGCTCTTGCGTGTTTTTGCCCTGGTCAAGGACAAGCTTTTTGACGATGTATGTAAGAGCAAGCAACGCGGCAAGGAGCAATACGCCGACGATACCGTACTCAAAAAATGTCATAGCCCCTTTTTGCGTTACCGCTTCCACTACCTGCTCCTCTCCGGCTTCTCAAGCCCCATCGAAAAATGCGGATAATCAAAAAAGCCTTTGAAAAATCCACCCCAAGAGTTGAACGGGTGCAAATCCTCCCACATCTCCCCGACCTCCCTAAGTTCTTCCATAGTCTCTAACAACTTCCCGTTTTTGAATACAAAAATATCATGCGCAAGCTTCTTACAGTGCAAGCTGTTGCGCCCACTCTGCGACTTCCCCTCTTTTTTGTATATATCCGCCACAAACTCAGGTCTATGCCCCTCGCCAAACGTGACCGCATACCCCTCTTTGTCCAGCATTAGGACAAAAACAGAAAAAAGCTGCGCAAAAAGCGATTGTTGCGCCCTAAGATTTTGCATTTTCAACCTTTTTTGTAGTTACGTTTTGCTCATCCTCGCACGGAAGCGGCGCTTTACCCCCGCTCCTAATCTCCTTTGTCTCTTCGACAATCTCAACCACATCTTTAATATTCGCCGCCACAGTGACCGCCCCGGCGGTATATGCGACAATAGTAGCCCCAGTAACGGCGCAACCGCTAAAAAAAACGACAACCATAACCGCAAAAATAGATGTTTTTCTCATTATTTGTCTATTTCCTTTTTTTTATTATGCGCCTCAAAATACGGCGCGCCAAACTCTCTAACCGCCTGATAATACGTCATAGCGCGATACCTAGCCAATCTAGTCGGATACCACCACTCTTTTTTCTCCTCTATCAGGAATAAGATGTTGTTGAGCAATATCATGTCCGCAAAGAGCCTATCGCTATCGCTACCGCCCTGCATATACATATAGTCATGCACATAACAAGCTGTGCGAATATCTAGCGTAAAGATAGAGTCAGGAACTATCTTTTCGTTCCACCCACTCCCGCACCCGTCGCACTCTTTTTCGCTATACACCTCGGGGATATAAAATCTTCTCATTGTGTTGCGCCAAAAATAAATAGCTCATCAAGAGCCGCATCGTCAAGCTCTAGCAACGGAGCAAGCGAGATAACAAGAGGATGATCTCTTTGCAAAGAAGTAGCAAGTTCAAATATCTCTTTCGCCTCTTCATTTGCCGCTAAAATAGCCTTAAAAGCGTCCCATTTTCCAGCATTCACAAGCGCCGCCCGCACCTGCACCTTTGTAATCTCTCTCTGTACAATCGCCTTTCTCTGCCGCGCCAAATACTCCTCTTCCTGCTCCGCTTTCGTATGCAAAACACCGCTATCGTCTGTATAATCGGCAAACATATCGCGAACGCCCCATTTCATTACGAGATTGCCTTTTGCGCCCCGCTCTACACCGTCACTAAGGACGGTTTGTAGTCCGTTCACAGCGGGGATTGGTGTAGGAAATACGACTTCGTAACCCAAAGAAGCAGGGTTAAACGGCGTGGGGAAGCTCGCGCTTGGATGCTTTGCTCGTACTTGAGACTCCGTGTATAGTTTGTCTTCGTCTTTGTGTACCACATTATCTCAGTCCAACCTCTTGCATTTCTAAGATATATTGCTCTTTAACGATAGTATTAATCTGACTAATCCGCCCAAACATCTTAGTCATAACCATATCCATATCATCGAAGTTGCTTCTTAAGACTATCTGCCCAGCGTCTACCGCGTCCAAAAACATTTTGTTTCTGCTCTTGTATTGCTCCAATATTTCAGGAGCTATTGGGTTTGTCTCGTAGATTTGCCCCCGCTAGCCTAGATGAAAGCATTAGGTTAAACTCCAAAATCTTCATCACGTCCGCCATAAGGTCGTATATGTCGCCAACATCTCGCTCTATAAGATGTCTAGCTCCGTATTTGCGGACATCCGCAAATCTTTGCTTTGCAAGCTCATCTCTTTCAATAGGCGTAAGCTCAACTATCGTCGCTTGTATCCTTGCGTCCTGCTCAACTTCTTGTGGCAAAAATGCAAAATCCCATTCGCCAACCTTACCTATATACTTAACGCCATCGCCTTTTATGTCGAGGCTAGTCCCGTTATGCGAATATTCGATATACCTTTTGTACTTGTAAATCATTGATTGCTTCTCCTTTTATACGATTTAAAAAATAGCTAAACGTAGCCGTCCTCTTTGCATTGCCGATGATGGATACTAGACTATCATTAGCCCTGTTTTTCAAAGCTTTGGCAAAATTATGTAAGCTTCTTTTTCTTACAAACCTAGTGCTTCTCCAAGTCCTAAACCCCACAAAGTTAACACCTTTTTTAATTTTTGCTATCTTCCACCTTGATAGTTCTAGTTTTAAGCTACTTCTCATCCACTCAACGATTTTGTGTAGTACAATCTTTGCGTCTTCTTTCGTCGCAAATCCACACATTACGCTATCATCTACATACCTGTTATAGTGTTTAATTTTTAGGTGTCTTTTTACCCAGTGGTCAAATTTGTTGAGATAGACAAGACCGTAAAACTGACTGAGCAAATTGCCTATATGAAGCCCTTTGGAGCCACTACCAACAAAAGACATCATCAAATCCAAAACTCTGACGTCGCTAATCTTTTTGCTTAATAACTCTCTTAGCTCTGCATGGTCAATACTATAGTAGTATTTGCGCACATCTATCTGCAAAAAGTATTCTTCGCCGGTGCATTGTCTTAGCTGCCATTGCAACTTATCCGCTGCTTTGTGGGTTCCTTTGCCAATTCTGCAACCGTAGCTATCAAAGATGAAGCTTCTATCAAATACGAGATATACGAGTCTGTAAACAGCGTGTTGCACTACGCTATCTCTGAAAGATGGCGCCGCTATCTCCCGTGGTTTTGGTTCATACACCATAAACTTCTTTGGTTCGCTTGGCGTATATGAGCCGCTGAGTATCTCTTTTTGTAGTTGTAGTAGTTCTGCCCCAATATTATTTTCAAAATCATAAATACCTTTTTTAAATCTTTTTGATTTTCTAGCGCTTATGAAAGCGGCATATAAATTATCTAGATCAGCTATTTTCTCTAATGTAATATGACTTTGAGAATATAAAGTAGTCTCATCGTCAGCATATTTTGCCGAAGCGGGAGAAGTAATCCCTATGTCTCCAGTATCTACCATTGTAGTATCAGGTAAAGAGAAATAGTCCGAGGAGCGAAAGCCAACATTGTTGTTGTCATTCGAGCGATTGTTGTTCAAGTTACGATAAAAAAGCCCCGCATCGGACGTGTTGTCCCAGTTGCCACACGATAACATTGTAATTACTCCCCCCTAAAATTTATTTAGCTAATTCAGACTTTATCCAGCCGCCTATCATTGCGCCCACTTCATTTATCAAGAGATTTAGAGCTAGGTATCTTCGCTCTGCTTCAAAATCGCTTCTGCCGGACTTCCCGTCGTGATATTGGAAATAACCGAGTTCAAAAGCGAGCTTCGCCATCATTCTTAGTTGCTGATGTTTTACGTCAAGCTCTGTCAAGCTTGTTTTTTTGTGGTATCTTTTTTCACCCTCGACGATAAGGTTGTAAACCTCATACATTGTGTTGCGAATCTGTTGACTTAAACCATATTTCTCGTGTCTTGGAAAATGGTTTAAGTTGATATTCGCCAGCTTGATAAGCGATGTCATCTTGAGTACCAACACCGCTTCTTTATCTTTTGTGACCTTCATCGTTCGCTACCGCTCACTAAGACACTATACATAGGCCGAGGAGCGAAAGCCAACAGAGTAGTTGTTATTCGAGCGAGAGTAGTTCAAGTAACGATAAAAAAGCCCCGCAGCGGACGCGTAGCCCCAGTAGCCACACGAGCCCACAAACATATTGGCTATGTGATATTTATAAAAGTAGTCATTGCCGAATAGATTGCTTCCACCGCTAGATTGAACAGAATTTGAATCTTTAAAAAAGAAGCCGCAAAGGTCTCTTGCGACTCCGCTTGTGGCGTTACTTAAGACAGCGTTTGCTCCATTGCCCCAATATACTGTTCCTATAGATGAGCCTATCGCAATTGGAGAAGTCACCGCGTCATATCTATCGCTCAGATTGCCGCTTGTCCCCCAAGCGTCCGTAGCCCCGCCAAATCCGCCTGTTAAATCTTTTAGATATGCAGATTGTTTGAGCACATATATTAAATCTGATGTTATTAGCGCTGTATCGGCTGCATTTGCTCCGGGCGATGTTAGCCCCAAATCAACTTGGAGCATAGACCCGTTCACGTCGGCTACGCCGTTATTTGCGCCGTTATGCGTAGTCTTTGCAAAAGATGAACCTGAGCCTGCTTTTGGCTTAGCGCTAGCGCCTGCGTCGCCTGCAGATGTAAAAGTTACACTACTATCATTTACATCTGCAAGTGAGCCATTGTTACACCCTTTTGGAAAGTTATTTACTCCCGTAGCGTCGTACCAAGCGCAATTTGTTATATTCGTAGCCGCCTGAGCTTGCGCCAAAGAGCAAAGAGCTAGCCAACCTCTCATAAATACGCTTGTCACATTCCACCCAGCTCCTCTAGCCCTAGCTAGATATACAGCGTCGGCTAGTATTCCCGTACATCCGCTTATCATACCGTTTGAATTGGTGAAAGATGTGCCCGTTGTTAAAGATATAGGGACACCATTTTTGACCGATACAGCCGCTGAGCCGGATTTGCTATTTATATACTTGTCGATGAAGAAGCCTGATTTTATAGCTCCACCATCGATGAATGCTCTATGAAGTACATATCCATCAGTATTTGCCGCCGCTTCATTTGCGTATGAGCTAGCAGGTAGCATATCAATAGCATTTGTGCCATAAGTCGCATATCGAGGGCTTGAGGCGTGTCCTATCCGATACCACATACGAGGCATCCAGCATACGATAGAGCCGTTGGTATGTTGATAGTTTCCGTAGTTATCGTGTCCTACCGTAGTCGTTCCCGTCATTTCAGCTAGGCTTAGTACTGCAAAAGCTTCTGTTGTCGGAGCTACTGAAAAGCCAAGCTCGCCTTGGTTTGAATACGTTACAAACGCGCTTTTTGTGGTAGCGACAACCTCTGTCCAAGCAGACGGACCATAAGTCGTTCCGTTGTGTCTCGCTCTAAATTTATAAGAGGTAGAGACCTGAAGATTACCGGATGGGACGGACGTGCTAAGTCCTGTGTGTGTAGTTGACCATACAAGGCTGTTATCGCTTGTTTTTCGAACTTCAAAATCAGTTGAAACGTATGTATCGCTTCCGCCGGACACGCTAAACGTCCCAGCCGTAAGCGTAGGAGTCTCCGTCATATCAGACGGAGTTCCTGTGACGCTCAGGGCTGGAGCTTGAATGTAGATATTTGGCGTAGTGTAATTTATCGCGGAGCTCCATTCGCTTCTATGGTTGTCAGAGCCTTGCATCACTCTTACATATACGCTAGTATTTGCGGGAGCGGACGGAGTCCAGCTTGTAAGATTTAGAGCGCCATCATAGCTGTCAACGATAGTAGCAAAAGAAAAACTATCGCTAAGTTGCCAGTGCACAAAGTCTTGCGCCCCCACGAAAGCGTCTGTTGTCGCATATGAAGCGGTTATCGCGCCAGCAAAGCTTGTCGCTCCGTTTGTGGGGGTAAAAATCGTAGGTTTGAGGATTTGAGACACGCCTCCTGCAGAGACGGCTCCCACATCCGCTTTTTCGTCCAATAGCGCTTGCATCTCTGTTTTTGTATGATACCTATCGTCATGCGTATGCCCAGTTGCCGCATAGTCGCTATGAGTATGCGCTGCAGGAGCTTTGCCGTCAAGAGCGGTTGACAACGTCGCAAGACCTTCCGCCATATCCGCAAGCTGTGCGAGCAGTTGCCCCACAGTATCAGCGTCGTTTTCCAATCTAGCCGCAAGCTCTTCAAACGTATCAAGAGCCGCCGGAGCAAGCCCAGTGATTTGAGCTTTGATATTTGTGATGACCTGCTCTAGCGTCTTGCCTTCTAGCTTTGCGGAGTCTACCGCCTGAGCGTCTGCATGCAGATACTCTATCGACGTAAACGCCGTGAGCGCTGCTGTGAGGTCTTCGCGGACTTTTGCGAAGTTTGGCAATATATATCCGTCCGGAAATGTCACGTTTCCGGGTGTAAGGTCGAAGAGTTCGCCGACTTTTCCGGTTTGAAACTCCATTATGATTTTGATTTTGTTGAGCGCCGTTATGGCGTTTGTAACAGAAGCGGTTAGCCCAGTTACGGCGGGGGTTAAAGCTGTGTTTAGCGCTGCTAATATCTCTTCCGGTGTCATTGCCATTTTTACTTTCCTAATCGTTCGCGCCGACAAAAGCGGCGATATATTTTATTTTTCCGGCGACGACAAGATTTGACACCGTGTCGGCGGAGAGCTGCGGCACGTCTACCAAAAATTCGCACACAGCGCCGCTATTGAGAAGCGAAAACTTCTCGTCTTTGTACCCGTGCACTACCGCCGCTTTGTCTGCCACGCTTGGAGCGTGAGGCACAGCGTCGCGGCTGAGAACTCCCGGTTCCATCGGCGCCCGAAGTTTTCCGGTAGTCCAATCGTAAAAACCTGCCATCTTCTATGCCTCCGTCTTCCAAAGTTCTATCAATATTTCCGCGCCGTTGTACGGGGGAAATGGAAAAATCAAAGTGTCGTTTGCGGCGTTTAGCGTAAGCTCATTTGGATGTACGCGAAACCCGTCAATATGACAAAACACCTCGCCAATCCAATTTGCCGGAGCGTTTGCCGGCAATAAAAATTGCGTCAAAACACCGTCTCCGGCGTGGGTAATATCAGCCCTTGATAAAGAGCCGGAAGCTAATGTTGTCTCTTGCAGTAAAGAGAGAGTTGTCGTAATGTTTGGAGAAGCTGTAACAATAACCGACTCACCAATGTTTACATTTACGCTATCTAGCGTAAGGCAGTCGCTATCTGGCGCGATAATGCCTTTTGAGTATGGAGCAAGAACGCCGGAAGTTGATTTGATTTTGACGGTATAGTTTTCCGCCGTGGCTCCCGTATTGCAAAGATTTATTTTGACCGCGCTATAAAGCGGTATGACAAAGGTCTGATTTCCATCCCCCCATCGCCTTACGAGTCTTCCCATTGTTACATCACCTCCATGAATGAGTTAAATTCGGCATTCTGTGCTGCATACTCCGCTCTCGCGACTAGATCTATGATGTCCACTTTCATCACCTCAACATCTGTTTTATATCCGGCGACGGCTACTCTATCCGCCTCACTCTCAGCCGCAAACACAGAAGCGACGTATGTATGCGTCTGCGTCACAGCCGTTTGAATGACGCAAGAGACGTATTCGGACGCGCAAGCCGCTGTGAATAGAGCCGCCTCGGCATTTGTCTGGTCATTGAGCATATCTATTGCGTAGTTGGTCGCCGTGACAGACGTATACAGAGCCAAGGCATTTTTGACAAGCGTCTCGGCGTATACAGCCTGAGACGCGACTACATACAGAGCCGAAAAAGCGTCTACATATAAAAGATTGAGAAACGTATTTGGGTCGTTTAGCCTATCGTAGGCGATGTTTGCCTCTTCGATAGTCGCATCCAAGACGTGTTTTTGAGCCTGCACTGTAGAGACGGCGGTATTTGCCGCCTCGGTAGCGTCTCCTAATTCTTCGATAGTATCTTGAGCCGCCGCTTGCACACCGCTAAGCGCCGTTGTAAAAGCTGAGGCTATAGCGTCTGTAGCGTCTTCTCTATCGGCGGCGATGTTTTGCCTAGCGCTTAACGCGTCGGAGGCTATAGTTTGCCTAGTCGCCGACTTTGCGTTTTCTATTGCGGCGAGAGCTGTGATTTTGTAGGTATTGACGACGCTAGCGATAGACGCTTGACGCCCGTCTATGACCGCTATAACCTCAGACTCTTTTGTCTCTAGCTCGCCGAGTGAGGCGGTTTTGGCTATTTCTATCGCCTCGATGCCGGAGTCTTTCGCGGCGGAGATAAAAGCCGAAGCCCCATTTTTTGCGGCGAGAATACTATTTTCGGCGTCCGTAGCGGTCGCTTCGATAGACGCTTGCGTCTCTTGCAATTCCACCCTCACAGCCGCCAATTGCTCTTCGGCGGTCTGCGAGAGTTGCTCTATGCGCGAAGCCGTATCAAACACCTCAAGCCGCGCCGCCTTCACAAACTCCATAGCGACGCTAGACGTAACCGCGCCGCTAAGAGCAAGCCTAGCGGAAGCGGCGGCGGATATAGAAGAAGCTTCGGCGCGCTGTTTTGCGAGCGTTACGAGATCGACAAAAGCGGCGGCGGAGACGAAAATCTCCGTAGCATTGCCTAGCATTTCGTCTATCTCGTCACGTTTTGCAAGAACATCCGGGTATATACCCGTGACAATCTCTCTTACGAGCGCAATGAAGCTTCCGTCCGCTGGTGGTGGTGTTCCCGGCATCCGCACATCCTTTCTTTTGGTATATAATAGACTAAATCATAAAGCTGTTGGTCAAGAGCCTCGTACTCTTCAAGGGCATTTTTGCCATCAGCAAAATCAGAAAACCCATCAAAGTCTTTTCTAGCCGCCTTTTTGTATCGGCACAACACGCCAATCCAAAAAGAGTCAATCGCTCGGATAAAGTCCGGACAAAAAAGTATTTTGTCGCCGTCTCGTCCAAAAAAGCGTTTGTAGTGGCGGTTGTTGCCGACTACTTCGGTTAGCGTTTTTAGCTCTTTTAATCGCATTCGTCGTCTCTGTTTAGATATCGGTAGCTTCGCCACAAGTGCGCGGCGATTATCGGCTTTGCTCTTGCCTCAAGCTGAGCTTTTTTATTTAGCTCAATCGTATTTCTCACAAACTTTGTAGCCACGAGATATACAGCGGCTACGCATAGGTCGTCATCTAGGTCTATCTCATCGTCATCGCTAAGTGGAACGACGGGATAGCGAACAAAATAACTATCATTAAGCGGCACGCCAAAAATAGCGTCCGCCTTTTGAGGGTCAGTCTCAAGGAGCCGGATAGGCAAAGCCTGCTCGGCGATGTCGGCGACGATTGCGGAGTGCAGAAGTAGCTTTAGCGTCTCATCATCGGCAAGCTTTATCTCACCGACAGTTTCAACCTCCAAAAGTTTCTTAAATTCCGCAAACGTCATCTTTTACAACTTCTTAATATTTTTGACCCAAAGAGCCGCATTTGGATCCAACATCTGAAGCGTAATCTCCATGATGTCTTCCCATGCTTCCGCGTCATATTCAGGGTCGCTACACGGTTTGTCTTTGATAGCGCGAAGCAGTACAGGGTTGATTAGCGATGGCGCATAAATAAGCATTTCGTCAGCCGACAAGTGCGGATTAGCGATGATAGGAATATTTTTATCCCAGCCTGCGTCCTCTATTGTAGATACATTTGCGACGATTCCAGTGTCGCCTTTGCCGTATCTTTTGCCGACATCAAGCAACGTATTTATGTCGCTTTTGACGTCAACACCACACATAACGATTTTTTTCTCTGTTACACCGGCGCTCCACATGATTTTCAACATCTCTTCGATGTGAGCCTTGTATGAGAGAGTAGTTGTGCCGCCGCAATCGACTACGTTTGTTCCGATTATATAGTGCTTTATTCCAGCCATTTGCCCAGTTTTGGCGTTTAGCGTAGTTCTAGCGACAGGAGTCGTATTTGCAAGAAACGCTTTTTCGATGTCAAACTGGAGCTGTATTCTGTTGAGCATTTTTTGGTCTGAAATCTTGCTTTTTTGCTTTTCGATAGTCATCGCTTCTTTTTGCGAGCCGGTGATACCGCTAGTTTTTTTGAAGATTTGCAGCTCGTTTGCTAGCTCTACGACAGACCAGCTCGTCACCTCAGCGCGTTTTGAGCCTTCCCCATGAGCGTTTGCCGCTCCGCCTGTAGGTCCTGGTCTATAGTCCCACTTATGCCCTTTTGCCGGGTCGCCCTCAAAAGCCTTAGAGTTGCCAAGCGATTCAAAAAAAGGACATCTATTTTGTCCTGTCTTACGAATTACATTGTAAAAGCTCTGTTGATTTTCAATAGCGCCGAGCGAGTTTAAAAAATTATCAGCCAACTAATCCCCCTTATTTTTTGTAGTTTGTAGATACGCTGTTGTCAAACAGCTTGTTAAACGCTTTCGAATCACCGTCGTTTGCCGCGGCAAGAGTCTTGTCAAAGTCAAACTCCTCTTTGCCCTCGTTTCTATGCCTCCCGACATAGTCGTTTTGCGGCTCACTCTTTCGTATCTCCGCTTTGAAGATAGCGGGCCATGCTTCCGGCGCATTTGCCAATCTTTGCGCTTTTAGCGGATTTGTTTTTGCGATATTTTGTAGATATTCAGTCACGGCGGCGATAGAGAAGTCGGGAATCTCTTTTTTGATTTCACTCTCTATATTGTTGAGAGCTTTTTCGTTTTCGATAGCGGAGAGGCTTTGTTGCATAGCCTCAAACTGCTCTTTTGGCACGGCGACATGCCCAGGCTCTTCTTTTGTTGGGCGCTCTTGGGTTTTTGCGTCTTCTGCGCTCTTTGTCTCTTTTGCCTCAGTTGCCGCGGCTGTCTCTTCTGTTGCGCTTGCGTCAGCTCCGCCGCCCTCGTCGCCGTCTACGGCAGATAGATAGAGCGACATAAAAAGATATTTAAATAGATTTTTAAACATCACTTATCCTTTTTCGCGACTTGGTTGTTTTCAAGGATTAGGGTGTCGCCTATCTTAAAATTTCCGGTATTTGGAAATTTCATACCTTTATTTGTAAGTACAAGTTTTGAAGGAAGTATCTCAGTTATCTTCCCAAGATTACTATTAGTCTTTTCAGACGCTTTTACCTCAATGTCCACTTTTGTATCGGGCTTCTCTTGTTCTTGCTTCGCCGCTATTTGCTCATCATCTGTTATGAGATTTGTATCCGCCATTTTATGTATCTCCTTTTCGAAAATAGATTTTTATTTTATTACAAGGGTTTCCCGTATTTTCTCAGTGTTTTTCGCGTCACACTAGCCCGCCCTCCTTTTTCAGAGTTTCTAGCGCTTTTTGCTGTGCCGATAAGGCTACTAGTTGCTCAGGCGACGGCTCCATCTGCTCTTCAGCGCTGTTATCTATTTGCTCAACTTCATCGGCGGGTTGTTGCATCGGCGGGGTCGCAAACAGCTTGGCTAGGTTTGTGTTGTCGCCTAGAAGCATTGTGAGTATTTCTTTCAGGAGATTCATCAAAAACGCAGGGTCGATATTTTGGTTTTGGAGAAGCATCTGAAAGACGGTTGTTAAGTCTTGTATCTTTGCATTTTTGTTTACGGTAGATCCAAAGTTTATTTGCACGTCATAGTCTTTTATTGTGCGAAGAGGGTTTTCGGCGCCGTCTTCAAGTTCAAGCAGTTTTTTTACTCGCGCCTCATCGTGTTTTTTGAGCACAAGCCGGACAAACCGCTTTGCAAACGGCTTAAACAGCGTGTCGCAGATAAGCATAATCATCTGTTCCACTCTCATGCTAGAGTTCGCGTTCACGGTAGAGAGCGCTACAGAGCTACGGCGGTCTGATGCGGAGGTGTTGCCCTTTAGGATACTGTTCACACCCGTAGCGTCGTCTATATCCTCTTTTAGCATTGCAAGGTCATTCATGAGATCATATTCTGCCGGTTGTGTCTTTGGCATGAGCCCGTTTATATTGTCGCATTTGGTATGCTTATTCGTCTCGCCGTCTAGCATTGCGGGATTTACGCCGGCTGTCGCCGCGATAAAGTATTTCGGAACTATTTTATTTTCGATGATGTCCGCTTTTTGATTGCGCTTTGTATTGATTTCGTCTTGCAGATTTTTGAAAAGCTCTATGAAGCTAAGACCGTGAGATAGATTTTGTTCGCTTCGCACAGCCTTATCCACAGACGGAAGTTGATTTATCGCATATCCGTAAGAAAAAGGCGAGCCGTCGATTAGCTCCTCTTTATCTCTTAATTTTACGCCGTTACAAATTGTAGTTACGCGGCAAATCTCTTTTTTTTGCTCAAAGCATTTTTCAAATAGCTCTTTTATATCAAGTCTATCAGTTTTTATGTCATCAAAATTCTTATTGCTCCAGAGCTTGTGCTCTTCGCCGTCTTTGATTTTGTATATTCCTTTATCGATATTGTTTTTTATCGTGTTTGCCGACTCTTTGCGCTCACAGGCGACATATTCAATATCCTTGTGATTTAGAGCCTCAGGGTCGGTAGCGAAGTCCGTAAGCGGCATATTGTCCACGCGCACAGTATCGTTTTCCCAGTAAGATTTGCAACACGCAAGCGGAAAAATAAGAGCGCTTCGGAACACTTTTGCAAGCTCGCCATACGGAGAAGAACGATCCCAATAGTCTTTTATTACGACGTTTGTTTTTGCGACATTCTCTTTGTCGCTACCCCCAACCGCAAGTACTTCTATTGGACATCCGGAGCCAAAAAATGATGAAGAAAATATTGACTCTACGATACTGACTACGTTTTGGGTGATAGGCACAAAGAGCTTTGAGCGTTTGAATTTTCTTTTTTTATTCCACTGTGCGGGGGTAAACTTTGAGTTGGCGTAGCATTCGTATTTGAGCCATTTTTGAAGTGATTTTGAGTTGAAGTCAAAAGCTTTTTGGATTAGCTTTTCTTCTTTACAAGTCGTATCGCCCATAAAATAGCCTTTATTTTTTCGGCTATTTTATAGTGTGATGTTCCCGTATTTTTTCAGTTAAATGGCGTTTGCCTGTTTTAGCATATACCTTATCGCGCCGCTTTGAGACATCCCGATATTTGTGCAATACACCTGAAACGCCGCAAGCTCTTCGCTTGTAAGGAGAAAGACAACACGCTCGGTTGCTTTTGCTTTTTTGTTTGGTCGCCCGCTTTTGTTTATTTTTTCCATTTTCTTTTACGCCGCGAGATATTTTTGCAATGTAGGAAAAGATATTTCAAGAGAGGTGCAGATATGTTTTTTCTTATATCCATCAGCAAGCAACTTTTTTGCTTTTGCCGCTTTTTCAGGCTCATGTAATCCAGTTGAGCCCTCAGGCCGCCCTATCTTAAAGGCTTGTTTCTCCTCATCAGCGGTTAGCTCCCTGCCAATCTCTCTTCTCTTCTTCGCCACGGCGATTTCTTTTTTACTTTTCAGAGCCTGAATGGTTCTTTCGCGTATCATATCTCTTTCAAATTCAGCGAACATTCCGAGCATATTTACCATCATTTTTTGCATTGGGTCGGCAAGTTCATACCCGTTTTTTGTCTTTTGCGGAGCCAAATCCATATTGTGTTTTATGAGTATTAGCCTCACGCCCCTCTTTATTATGTCGTCAAAGATGGTTCTAAGGTCGAGTAGCGACCGTCCAATACGGCTAAGCTCCGTGCAAACAAGCACATCGCCAGCCTTTAGACTTTTTACAAGCCCATATATCTCTCGCTTATCGCTACGAGAGCTAACAGATTCGCTTACAACTTTTTCACACGCTCCAAGCTCAAGCGCTTTTAAATACCTGTAGATTTCTTGCTCTTGATTTCTTGCATCTTGCTCGTCCGTAGAGACTCTTGCATATCCTATTATCATCGCCCATCCTTTTCAAAAAAGTATCATAATTATATCGGCTCTATCTTAAATTATTGTAATAAAATTGGTTTTTTATTACAATTTAGTCGTTTTCAGCATCCCACATGCTATCCATATGCTCTTCTTCATATTCCAAAAAGCTTTTTCCAGTAGAAAAACGAACCTGATACGCAAGCGCGTCCATGATGTCGTCTTCGTCAGAGTCAATGTCTATATCAAAAGCGGCAAGTTGAGCCTCCAGCATGGCGGTCATCACATCGCTCATATTGTGATAGTTATGCCCGGTACGATAGCTAGGCTCTAAGTTTGCTATTCGTATATTTTTCGCGATACCGCCGGTTGTGTGCGGTACGATATTGATACGAACACCGGTAGCTTTTTGCGCCTCGTCAAGCGAATCGAAAAGGTCATTTAGTCCTCCGGCTTTCTCCACGCCAAAACCAAGCGGTTCAAACTCTTTTTGCGCCGCTACACATTTCACAGATTTATCAAACGGTCCCCATCGTCCGACTCTAATCTCAAGTATATATCGATTTCCAGCGCTGTCATAGGCGCACGTCACAATCGCCGTCCTATTTTTTCCATCGCTTGCGGGGTCTGTGGTCGTATAACGCACGGTATTTTCAATCGGTATTTTTGTACCGTCTGTTAGGATGATGTTCAGAGGTTTTCGCACAAGCTCCCGCAGATCGCCGCGAGCAAGCTTGTAAGTCACATACTTAGTCTCCGCCGCCCACTCTACGCCGCTAAAATATCTAAAATCCTCAGCTTTGAAAAACTGCCGCTCACGGTTTTGAGCAACGCACAAATACTCTTGCCAAAATACATCAGAATACCCGCTATCGGTCAGGTCTTTACGAATTTTCGCAATAGATAGTACCTCAGGGTCTTTTGATGCGAGCGGAAAGCGAGACGGCCATGCGCTTTTTCCATCTTCCGTGATTATGGGAATAGTGATAGAGTCCCAATTCAGCTTCTCAAGCAGCGCGTCTTTGTGTAGCGGCGTACCCAAAAACAAAATGTTAGCTTTCGGGTCAAGAGAAGGGATGAGGTCGGCAAAAAACCATCTCTCAAGCCGCTCTCTAGTCTCTTTACTAAGCACACAATATCGTCCGGGTACTTTTGTCTCCAAGTCGTCACACAGCAAAAAAGTAGGACGGTTATTGTCTACGATTAGCCCCCTCGGGTCAGTGCCGGGACCAATAGCGCTAACTCTGCACACATGCTTACCATCAATCAAGAAATCAACTTGCGCGTCATTGTCTTTGCCCGCTTCAAGACCTTTTGCCTTATCGGCTTTGTATCCATAGCGAATATCGTAGCCTTTTGCTCTAGCTTTATTCGCCATATTTTTTAGCTCGGCAAGAAAAGCTTTTGCTTTATCCGACGTGCTAGAGGCTATCAATGTATGCGGCTCATGGTAGAAGTACACCCTGGAGCAAATATGCACTTTGTTCAAAAGCGTACTCTTGCCGGCTCCACGGAAAATCTTGACTTTTTTCCGCTTGCTCGGACGATTGATAAAATCAAGCATACGAATATGGATTTGAGGCGTTTTGTCTTTGAATATTGACGGGTCCACCGATTTTGCAAATTTGAGTTGCGCTATCGGCGGAATATTAAACCGTTGAAAACTACTCATCTATCTCAATATCTATATCATCGTTGTCGATAGGCTCTATATCTATCTCAGAGCCGATAAGCGCCTGCAGCGCGTCTTGTGAACTCAGCATTTTTGCCGTAGCCATAGCAGCCTCCCTATCAAGAGCCTTATCCTTGCGTCCGGAGGTAAGTAACGCTATTTGAACGGCTATCTTTGCCTCATCATTTGTGATCGCACCGCCGTGCTCATGCTTGTTTTGCAGAGTGAGAAGTTTGGCTTTGAGAATCCCATACGCCAAATCTTCAAGCTCTTCGTTTTTTCGCATATCGTCTATAGTTTTTTGGACAACGGCGCTATTTGAAGACTTAGTGACAAGGTCGCGAATATCTTTGTCGGTGGAGAGAGCTTGCGCCGTCAGGCTGTTTAGCTTGTCGGCGAAGTTATATTTTTTCCTCCATCTCTCTATAGTCGTCTTTTTGGCTACTACGCCCTTTTTCTCAAGCTCATCGACGAGTTTTCTATCGCTGAGGGGCGTATAGTTGTTGTGTATCGTCGCGCTTGTTAGCCATATTTCAAGCGCGATTTCTACGTTTTTCGGCAAAACTAGGCTTGCTATATATTTCATTTCACCTCTCTTTAATTACTCCCGCCCAAAACTCCGCCATACGCGGAACTATAGCGTTTCCAAGCCCTCTAAGTCTGTCCACCCTGTCGGGTACCCCATTAGCCACTCTACCCACGTCGGGTTCAGGCTCCCACTCTCTGCTGATACTACTTGCGAAAGATTGAGCTGTTTGCCTATATCCGCTCGCCTCTGTACGCAAGCTTGCCCAATATGCCCCCGGTCTCTCACATCCGACGCTTGCGGTGTCTGGTAGAATGCTACTCTCTCCTCTAGCCGGCGGCGATATTTGCCCCTGTTCCGGATTGTCTCCATGCTCTCCGCCATCGCCGATGAGCTTCTCGGTGTCGGCCACATCCGCACCGTATCCGCAAGATTGAGCGAATGACTCGACCCGCTCTTTGCCAGCCGCCGCCCCGTCGGCGTCAGCTCTGCATTTGGGTGTTCGCTCTCTTGCGTCGTTGGGGTAGGCAAGTATCCAAACCCTGTCCCTGATATGCGGCGCGCCAAAGTCGGCAGCTGATATGCAGTGCCATTCACAGTCATACCCGATCGCGGCCAGCTCTGCGAGTACTTGACACATGCTCGCTCCTCTATCTCTAGAAAGCAAGTTTGCGACGTTCTCCAATAACGCAAATCGTGGTCGTACCTCGCCAATAATACGGGCGGCTTCATAGAAAAGTCCGCTTCTCTCCCCGTCAAGCCCTTTACCCGACGGGTTCGCGCAACTGATGTCCTGGCACGGGAACCCCGCCGTGATGATGTCGATGGCTCCAAGTCTACAAACAAGCTCATCGCCTTTCACCTCCTTTATATCCGGATAGACCGGAGTCCCCGGAAAATTCTTTGCCAGCACCTTTTGAGCATACGGCTCTATCTCGCAAAACGCCACGGTCTTAATTCCACCGGCATTACGAAACCCAAGGGCAAAACCTCCAATGCCGCTGAATAAATCTAAATGCTTAAGCTTCATCTAGTTTCACCCGTTCTTCATACATCGCTATTAGCGTGTTTGAGCCTTCAAGCAATGCTAATGCGTCTTGCTTACAACGATATTTAAGGATCTCAGAAATTTTGTCATGACCATTATATTTTTTGCTACAAATGAATGCCTCCAACGACCGCTCACGCAAAAATGCTATAGTGTCTAGAATGTCAGCTCTTTTTTGTTCGCTCATGGCATACACCTACACTCTACGCCGTCAATCATGCCATCAAATAGTCTTACGTTTGTCATCTCTTGCCCATTGCAATATGCGGTCTTACCCCATTTTTTAAAAAAGAACGGTACTTTTGCCGCTTTGCATTGCCCTTGTATGTCTTTGACCCATTCATATCGTAGAGGTCTAGCCCCTGTGCCTGTTTCGCCGCCGACTATTACCCAATCTAGTTTATTAGATTGGGTTTTGTATTGACCGTTGTCGTTAGTAACATGAGATACTTCGCCTTTTAGCGCGTCAATAATAAGTTTCTCCCCTCTAGCGCTAGATTTAATCCATTGAAGATTTATTTTTTCATGCATCGGCTCAATACTCACAAACCTCAAAGCCGCCAGAGTGTCTAGCAGTATCGGAATGCGCTTGTCTGCTTGCTCTTGGTTTTCGGCTGTTACTCCTAGCCAAACGTTAGGCAATTTATATGGATATTTTTTTAAGAACTGTTGCATTCTTTCGGGTCGCTTTGTAAGGATTTGAAATGTATGTTGCGGGCAAATTGACATAATTTGAAAAACGGCATCTATAAATTCAAAAGATACAGCTGAATGAAACAAATCTCCCATTGAACATACAAAGTATATAGTTGGTTTCTTGCGTTTTTGAGGCTCGTATAGTCTTAATAAATGTGTTGTTACCTCAAAGCCGTTTTCATACCCTTTTGTACCCATCGCCTTTAGCCTATTTGCCATCGTCTCAGCATAGCAGTTGTCGCACCCTACGGACACTTTCGTGCATCCGCTAACAGGGTTCCATGTGGCTTCCGTCCATTCTATTTTTGTTTTTTGGCTCAT